CCCTCGACAGGTGATGCTTACTTTGAAACGGACACGAAGAATTACATCATATACGATGGTGCTAATTGGCGAGGGTATGAAGCAGACTCTCAGACATTACCTGCAATAACCAACACCTATTCGTTGTCTTTTGATGGTAGCAATGATTATTTAGATACTGGCAGTAAGTATGATTTTGTTCAGCAAACATCTACCTTTTCAATTAGTTTTTGGGTAAAGTTTACAAACCACGCTTCGACAGCAGGTATTCAAGGATTATTAAGTACAACCTATACAAGTTCATTTAAAGGGCTTTATGTTTTTTACGACAATAGGTCAGGAAATAAAACACTAAAAGTTCAAAACTCCGCTTCATCAGCAGTTACCTTAGCGGTAAATAACGGCATTACTGACAATGACTGGCATCACATAGGAATTACAAGTTTGTCTGGTGGTGATTTTAAATTGTACAAAGACAGTTCACAAATCGCTTCGTTGTCAGCACCTGCCACTACTACAACATCAGCCAACAATAATTTAAGAATAGGTCGCTCAGATGTTTCGGGCGGTGGTCATTACTTTGGAGGTTTAATTGATGAGGTATCTATATTTAATACTGAATTATCAGGCACTCAAGTAACTGAAATATATAACTCAGGCACACCTAACGATATTGATTCTTTAAGTCCTCAGTCTTGGTGGAGAATGGGTGATAGTAATAGTGGGACAGGTAATGTCACGGATGATGGTCTTTTGAGTAATACAGCTACTGTTAACGGTGCAACTTATGTTTCAGGTGCTGGTAACACTCCTTCTTAATTATTATGAGAACATATGTAATAGCAGATACTTCCGAGGTTAGTGGTTTTGACTTTGCTCAACTTGTTGACATTGATGAATCGTACAGCAGAAAGAGTTTAGACGGTTCAAAGATACTTGCTCGTTACGAAGATGGACAACCCTCTTTTCTAAGCGGTAAAACCGAATACACACACGCTGAAATATTAGAAGTGTTAGCCACAGACGAGTGGACTTCTGACGAACCTATCTAACCTATGCAAGAAACAGCACAAGGGCTATACAACTCCTTAGAGAACCAAAGGTGGTCTTTCTTGGATCGAGGTCGTACCTCATCTGAGTTAACTATACCTTACATAATGCCTCCCGATGGTCATAGTCACGCTACTAAGTACTACACACCATATCAAGGAGTAGGAGCTAGAGGAGTAAACAACCTAGCTTCTAAGTTATTGTTAGCACTGTTACCACCTAACGCACCTTTCTTCCGTCTTGTTATAGACAGGTATGAATTAGATAAAGCAAAACAGGAGTTAGGACCAGAGGGAGGAGAGCAATTACGATCTGACTTAGAGAAAGCTTTAGCAGATGTAGAACGAAGTGTATCTCAAGAAGTAGAAGTTGAAGCATTTAGAGTGGGAGTATTTGAAGCGTTAAAGAATCTATTGGTCACAGGTAATACTTTATTGTACCTACCTGATGATGGAGGGATGAGAGTGTTTCGATTAGATCGTTACTGTGTAAAGAGAGACCCAATGGGTAATGTAACACACATAGCTATTAAAGAAACTGTTGCTCCTATGATGTTACCTGAGTCTGTAAGAGAAGAGGTGTATCGTCAAGAGAAAGAGAATAGTTGTGATCTATATACCTCTGTCGTTAGAGAGGGAAATGAATTTGTAGTACAACAAGATGTAAAAGGAATTGTTATAGAAGAGTCAAAGGGTAGGTATCCTATCGAGAAGACTCCCTTCCTACCTCTTCGTTATACAAGAATAGATGGTGAAGACTACGGTCGTGGATTTGTAGAGGAGTACATTGGTGATCTTAAATCTTTAGAGTCGTTAACAAAAGCGATAGTCGAAGGTAGTGCAGCAGCAGCTAAGGTATTGTTCATGGTTAATCCTAACGGTACAACCAGGGCTAAGACTTTATCTGAATCTCCTAACGGTGCAATTGTACAAGGTAATGACGGAGATGTATCTGTTTTACAACTTAACAAGTTCAATGACTTCCGTACTGCACAAGGAGTAATGAATGGAATAAGTGATAGACTATCTCAAGCTTTCCTACTTAACAGTGGTGTAGTCAGAGATGCAGAACGAGTAACAGCAGAGGAGATAAGAATGTTATCTCAGGAGTTGGAAGCTGCACTTGGTGGTCTTTATTCTTTGTTATCACAAGAGTTTCAAATGCCTGTCGTTACTAGGTTAATGGCAAGGATGGGTAAAGAAGGAAGACTTCCTAAGCTACCTAAAGACATTGTTAAACCTACTATTGTTACTGGTGTTGAAGCACTAGGACGAGGTAATGATTTACAAAAGCTTGATCTATTCCTAGCAGGGGCTAATCAAATCGTTGGTCCTCAAGCAGTTGCACAATATGTTAATGTATCTGACTACTTCAAAAGAAGAGCTACAGCGTTAGGTATCGAGACTGAAGGATTGATCAAGACAGAAGAAGAAATTCAACAAGCTATGCAGCAAGCCCAACAACAAGAGATGATGATGAAGTTGGGTGGACCTGCTGTAGCACCTGCTATCAATGCTGCACAAGAGCAGTACATGGCTTCACAACAACCACAAGAAGAGTAGAGAGATATGGCTGAATTACACCGAGTAGAGATAAATGAGAGAGCACCACAGGAGATTGACCCTGAGTCAGAAGAAGCTGTTGAATCAGTACCTGAAGAACAAGCACAAGAAACGCAAGAGGATAGACCTGAATGGTTGCCTGAGAAGTTTAAGAACGCTGAAGACATGGCTAATGCCTATAGTGAACTTGAGAAGAAAATGGGATCGAATGAAGAACAACAAGAAGAAGGAGAGACAACCAATGAAGAACAACAACCAGATGACACCACAGAGGAAGATACGAATACTAATGATGTTATCGTGGAAGCTAGTAAAGAGTTCTTTGAGAATGACGGTGTTATATCTGAAGAGACCTATAAGAATCTTGCTGAAGTTGGGTTACCGAAAGAGTTAGTAGATAGCTACGCTGCTGGTCAACAAGCACTTCAACAAAGTGAAGAAGGTAGTATCAAAGCTGTCACTGAAGGTAACTGGGATCAAATGGCAGAGTGGGCAGCTGATAACTTATCTCCTGAAGAGGTAAATACTTTTGATGACATAGTACAGAACGGTTCAGTTGAACAAGCTAAACTTGCTGCCAAAGGATTATACGCACAATTTAAAGCAGAGAATGGAGTTAGTCCTAAGCTTGTCCAAGGTGCTGTAAATGGTTCATCTACAATGCCTTTTAAATCTAATCAAGAACTTGCTCGTGCAATGTCTGATCCTCGATACAAAAGTGGTGACAAAAGTTATCACGAAGAGATTGACAGACGCATCGCAGTAAGTCAGAATTACCTATAATTTTATTGGTAGGTTCATGTGATGAAGCCTTGGACTCCACCTTTTTTCTTGCCAGTGTTGGTTCTGGTTCTTTTGGGTGGATGTTCCAAGGCTTCTTTTTATCCGTTAGCAGGGAGTGTAGGTGGAGCAACTGTTGGTAGTCTTGGTGGTCCTGGTGCTGCTGCTGGTGGTGCTGCCCTTGGATGGGGAGTAGGAGAGGGAGCTAAGTTGATGGAAGAGAACAAGGGATTAGCTAACAAAGTAAAAGCTATATCCGAAGGAGATGTACAGAAACTTGTACAACAACAACTAACTGAAGAGATGGATAACGGATTCTTTGACTCTATGTTAGATGAAGTATATGGTTTCTTGAAACTATGTCTTGTAGGTGTTATCCTTTGGAATGTAGTTCCGTTAATTTACACTCGTTATGTTCACAATAAATCCCAAAACAAATGAATAAACTACTAAAATTATATAACTCACTTACAAAGAAGGAGAAAGCTATTGTCTTGACTGTTCTTTGTTTAGGTGGAATTATAATACTTAATTTACTTTAAACGACAATTAGTATGACTAATGTCAAGACCCACTGCGGTGGACAATCTCGATCAAAGGTTCTAACGAAAGTCACAACAAATACATACACAATTATAAACTTAAAATAGGAGATCATATATTATGGCAGGAGAAGGTATAACAGACCCCAGTCGTGTAGGTCAGATTAATTCCGCAGGAGATGTGGATGCGTTGTTTCTTAAAAAGTTCAGTGGAGAAATTCTACAGACCTTTGAAGAGTCCAATGTTTTCAAGCCCTTACACACTATTCGTACAATTGAGAACGGTAAATCCGCTCAGTTCCCAGTAACAGGTATTGCAACAGCTAATTACCACACACCAGGCGAGAACATCGCTGAAGAAGGTGGTTCTAGTAGCACTTACCTCAGCGACATTAAGAAAGCTGAACAGACAATAACTATCGATAAGATGCTTGTTGCTTCCACTTTCTTAGCTAACATTGATGATGTAAAGAATCACTACGACATTCGTTCAGTTTACGCTAACGAGTTAGGTAAGGCTCTTGCACTTCGTTTTGATACCGCTATCGCCAAGACATTCATTGCTGCTGCTCGTAGCTCTGCTGTTATCACTGGTGGTAAGACAGGTGGACAACTTGATGTAGCTAACAATGACTTCAGTGCTGGAGACTCCGTAGGATCACCTGCTGCTACTACTGGTGCAGAGTTAATTACTGCTTTGTTCACAGCTGCTCAAAAGCTTGACGAGAACGATATTCCTAGTGACGGACGCTTTGCTGTTCTTCGCCCACAGGAATACTACAAACTTATTACAGGAGGTAGTGGTGCAGTTGCTATCAATACTTCTGCTGCTAATAAAGATGTAGGAGGTTCAGGATCACTTGCTTCTGGTAGTATTGCACAAGTAGCTGGTATTCAAATCTTTAAATCAACTCACATTCCATCAACTGACTTGTCAGCTGTTTCTACTGGAGACGGTGCTTCTAGCAATGACTTGTTTGGTGCTAGTGGAGTAGGATACAACGGTGACTTCCGAAACAGCTTAGGTATTGTAGGACATTCTGCTGCTGTTGGAACGGTTAAGTTACTTGATCTTGCTACTGAGTCTGAATATCAGATTGAGCGTCAAGGTACATTGTTCGTTGCTAAGTATGCTATGGGACACGGAATCCTCCGTCCTGAGTGTGCTATCGAACTTGTTTCCTAACTTAGGATTCTCTCTTCGGTGTTGGGGAGGTTTGGATTCGTTCCACTCCCCTTCACTGATATTTTTATTTATTAAGCTATGGCACTGACAACTAAACTGGAAGCGGTAAACATTATGATCTCTGTAATAGGAGAATCACCTGTTAATACTTTAAGTGGAACTAGTGTTCCTGTAACCGTTACACAGGCAGTCCATGCTTTAGACGAAACCAGTAAAGCCATCCAATCAGAAGGTTGGCATTATAACACAGAGTATGATTACCCACTAGTACCAGATGCTGTTACAAGTAGGATTACTCTTCCTGTTAACACTTTAAAGGTAGACTTAGACCCTGAGATATACACGGACTCTGATCCTGTACAACGAGGTCTAAAACTATACGACAGGAAAAATCACAGGGATACTTGGACCAAAGACTTAAAAGCTATTATTACTTTTGAGTTAGACTTTGAAGAACTACCTGAACAATTTAGACATTACATATCTGTTAAAGCAGCTCGCATCTTTGCTACGAGGTTCTTAGGTAGTCGTGAGATAGAAGGGTTTGCTTTGAGAGATGAGATAGAAGCTAAAGCTAGAGCTATTGAAAGCGACTCTGAGAATGCAGATAGAACTATCTTCGATAACTACAGCGTATTACGAGTACTTGATCGATAGAGATGCCTTTGCTTAACACTAGCATTCCTAACCTTGCCCAAGGTGTATCACAACAACCTGACAATTTAAGATACCCTGGACAATGTGATGAGCAGATAAATGCTTGGTCCACTGTAGTAGAGGGCTTAGTAAAAAGACCTAACAGTAGGTTCTTATTTGATACTGATTTAGGTGCTAATGTTAGCTCTGATTTATTTAGTCACTATGTAGATAGGGATGAACAGAATAAATATGTTATTACCTATGACTCTGTTAACGGATTAAAAGCGAGAGACTTAACTGTTGATAACATTAACGATGGTGAGATGGATATTACTATTGAAGATGCTACCGCTGGTACTTATGTCTCTGTTTCTAACCCTCTTACGGACCTCACAGCTTTAACCATAGCAGATTCTACCTTTATTGTTAATACACAGAAGACGGTGTCAGTAAAGACAGATGCTGATTTAAAGACTCAACCTTTAGAGAAAGATGCTTTAATATTTGTTAAGTTAGGAGATTACGAAAAAGCTTACAGCATTTATTTGGATGGACAGCTAGTTCCTTTAGCAAGTAGTTTACATGACCATCACGATTATTCGTCAAGCAGTCACGGTAATACAGGGGTACAAGCTTCTACTTACGTGAGTGGACCAGCAGATGTAGAACCTAAAGGAAATCACGCTGACACAGAGTTTATAGCCAGAGACCTTACTACTTGTTTAAGTTCTTTTATATCTGGTGCAGGTACTTTAGATGTTTTTGAGTTATCAGGAGGTTCAAATATACCTAGTTTTAATACAGGTTATTACAATTCTTCTTATACTTTTTTTGTAGATCAATTTGATTCTGGCGTAAAGATAGGATCAGGGGCTGGAGGTACTTTAACTGTTGTTAACGGTGTAGTCACAGGTTCTACATTGACTCAAAAAGGAACAGGTTACGACAGCACAGTTTCTACTTCTCCTTACACAGGTACTGGTTCAGGTATGCTTGTTACGATTAGATATGGTGCTTTTCATAAGTATTTTAGCGATGCTCCAACTCTTTCAGGAGATATAAACTATTTAACTCCAGGTGTCACGATGCCTACTATAGGTTTAGTTACTATATCAGGTTCAGCCACTAAGTTTACTGTAGAAAGAAACGGCAGCATTATAAAACTATCATCTGATTCTGATTTTATGGTTAGAGTTTCTGATGGATTAGCTGACCAAGGTTTAGGTGTTATTTACAAGGAAGTGGAAAGTATTACTGATCTTCCTAAATCTTGTTTTAATCGCTTTAGGGTTAAGGTGATAGGCGATGCAGAGTTAGATCAAGATGATTACTATGTTAAGTTTAAAACAAAAGATAACGAAGATTTTGGAGAAGGAAGTTGGATAGAAGAAGCAGGGTGGTTTCAAGATGGAACTAACAAAGGAGATATTACAGGTATTGATACTTTCTTAGATAAGGATACAATGCCTGTTAGACTAATCCCTGACCAAGCAACAGGTAAGATAACAAGCTTTACTTTAAAAGTTGTGGATTGGGCAGGTAGAGAGGCAGGTGATGACAACACTAATCCTTTTCCTTCTTTCAAAGATAACACTATCAACGATATCTTCTTCTTTAAGAACAGGTTAGGATTCTTGACGAATGATTCTGTAGTGTTCTCTGAGGCAGATGAATACTTTAATTTCTTTAGGACCACAACACAGTCGCTACTGGACTCTGCTCCTATAGATGTAGGAATATCACACACTAAGATCAGTCTTCTTAAATACGCACAAGCGTTCCAAGAGAAGCTAATGTTATTCTCTGCTAAGACACAGTTTGTGTTGAGAGGTGCAGATTTGTTAACACCTAAGACTGTTACAATATCTCCAGTTACTGAGTACGATGTATCAGAAAGTATAAGACCGTTAGCACTTAGTAGTCACATATACTTTAACTTTAAAAGAAACAGCTTTGAAGGGTTGTTAGAGTACACGGTGGATAATAACACAGAGACCTACGGAGCAGTTGAGATTACAGAACAAGTTAATAAATATATACCTTCTAACATCGTAAGGATGGAAGGTAGTGCAGCTGAGAATATGATAGTTGTACAATCAGACTCTGACTATAAGAAACTGTTTCTGTATAAATACTTTTGGCAAGGCAGAGAGAAGATACAGAGTTCCTGGATGTCTTTTACTTTCACTAGGAAGGTTATAAGTTTTAAGTTTATTGAATCTACTTTGTATGTAATTACCACAGATAGTGACGGTACTTACTTAGAGGAGATACCCATGGAGAATGGATTGGTGGACACAGATAGAAACTATGCTTTATTACTAGACGGTAGAATACAAAGCAGCAGTACTAATTATGTACAAACTATAGCCTATACTAAGCTTAGTAGTACAACACCTAGAAGCTTTGACGGTACTAATTATACTGATGTTACTTATATGAGGTTTAGGAATAGCTTCTTGTTTCAAGAAGGTATGGCTGTCTATTCTAAAAACGGAAACAAAAGAGAAGTAACAAGACATTCAACAAACAGCATAGAAATCTTAATAGACGGTAGATTAGCACATTATGTCAGCTATGAAGGTACATTATATAAATGTATCCAAGGACACACCTCATCTAGTTCTATACTTCCTGGCGTAGACACTCAAAGATGGGCTGTTACTTCAGAAGTGGATTCAGCTCCTGATTGGAGTGGAAGTAGCCATGAGTACCTAAGTGAGGGAGATTTCTTCATAGGTTTTGAATACGATATGTTATACAGGTTCTCTAAGCAGAACTTAAAGCAACCTACTGAAAGAGGAGGACGATCTGCATCTGATTATACTTATCAAACTATTCGTAACGGTAGTATTGAATACTCAGAAACAGGACACTTTGATGTAGAAGTTACACCTAAATTTAGAGACACTTACACTTACACCTATAACCCAGCTTTGTTAGCCTCTGTCAGTACACTTAGTAAATTCACACCTGAGACTGGATTCTTTAAGTTTGCTGTACAAGCTCAACCTAATGATGCCACTATCGAAATTAAATCTTCTAGTGCTTTACCAGTGAAGCTACTATCAGCTGAGTTTGAATCTACAATCATATCAAGGAGTAGACGCTATGGAAGTTAAGATAGAGAAAGCTTATCCAGTGGAAGACGCTCCTTTGTTATATGATGACTTACGGGAAGAAGATATGATGGAATGTATAGGTTTAATGCACCACCCTAGAGATGCTGTGTACGGATCATTTGAATCAAGTAGTAAATGCTATAGCGTCAAGACAGATCAAGACGGGTTGTTAGCGAGTTTTGGAGTTAGTCCTAGAGATAACATCGGGGTTTGTTGGTTGCTAGGTACAAGGAATTTTTATAAAGTAAAGAAGAAGTTTGTTAAAGAATCACAGATGTGGATAGACGATTTAATGGATGGATTTGATTACTTAACTAACTATGTCATGGAAGCTAATACACTCAGTGTCAAGTGGTTAACTTGGTTAGGTGCTAGTTTTCAGGATTGCAATATCCCTGGTTATAAGTCATTTAAGATAGAGAGGAAGTAATATGTGTGACCCAACAGTAATGGCAGGATTAACAATCGCTTCAGGCGGTGCTCAGTTTATGGCACAGCGTCAAGCTGCTAAAGCACAAGCTGCCTATCAAGCACAAGCACAAGCTGTAGAGAGACAACGCTTCCAAAGAGAACAATCAGCTACTAGACTTAGAGAAGCACAAGACAAAGAAGCAGAAGCAAGGAAAATGGAGCAGTTAGCTCTCGAACAAAGTAAAAGAGTTGCTACAGGTGTTACAGCGATGGGACAAGCAGGGGCTATATCAGAAGCACCTATTGATGATTTATACGCACAATACGGTAGAGTTAAATCAGCACAAGCTAGACAACAAGAGTTTAAAGCTGTAGGTACTGAGCTAGCTTTAGAAGAACAAGGATTTGGATTTCAACAAGAGATGATGAGGTTAAGTAAACCCGTGTCAAAACCTAGTTTATTATTATCAGCTTTACAGACAGGAACACAAGCAGCACGATCTTACAAGGAGTTTTCATAATAACATGGCAGAGAAAAGACGAGTAGTAGTACAAGGATTAGGAGGAGCAGTTCCAACTTTACAGGCAGCTATACCAGGAAGTGTAGGACAAACTAGAACACAACTTCAACAAGCTACTCCTTGGCAAGAATCTAAACTAGGTCAACTATCTCAAGCTTTAGGTGTAGCAGTACAAGGTGTTGGAGAGTTAAAGCAAATAGGTGAGCAACAAGAACAAGAATTTATAGAAGACCTAGCGGATAAAAGTGCGGAAGAAATAGACAAAGCACTTAAAGATAACAGAAAAAAAGGAGACCAAGCAGTACGAAAAAACTTAATACCGTTTTTAGGTAATCCTTGGAATCAAGAAAGAGTAAGAAAAGCAGCTGGTGCTTTGTTGCATGATGATTTTCAGTTAAAACTACAGAAAGCTTTAGAAGATTCTGATCCTATGACAACAACGGATCAAGTAGTTAGTGATGTCATTAAAGAAATGGAAGGTCAACATGATAGATTAAACGATCTTACAGTACGACAAGGTTTTAATGCAGCTACAAGAGATACAATCCAAAAATATACTTTAGCTTACAACAAAGTAAAAGAGGAGCAAAACACTGAAGAATTAGTTAGAGCAGGTAAGTCTGTCTTGTTCACAGCTTCTACTTTAAACAACGAAGGCGAGTTAAGAAGTGTAAAAGATATTGATGATTGGTGGGAAGAGAATGAAGGGGCGTTAAAACCTGCTGATTTATTCAAGTTAATTGAAGATGTAGCAGTTACACACGCTGTGAGGGGAAATGAAGAAGCAGCTCTAGAGTGGGTTGAATATGCTTCAGGTCATTTAAAAGTAGGAACAACTAAAATAGGTGATCCTAAGATAAAAGATGATGATGTTTTTGGACGGTACGGTGCAGAGGAAACTCGCTTGAGAGAGCGTATAGAAAACATTATCACTCAAAAAGGCAATAAAGAAAAAGCAGATGCTGCCCTTGAGTTGCAGGATATTGATGATCTTTCTACTGATATATTTAGTAGAATAAAAAAGGGAACTTATACAACAGAAGAGGGTGATGAGATAAGCACTCAAGAAGAAGCTTTTGATTACTTAGTAGGTAAAGTACAGCAATCTAGTAATCCTTATGTCAAAGGTATTGAAGGTGTTTCTATAGTAAAGAAAGCCCAAACAATGTTTGATATGCCTGAAGACTATGGGTCGTTAAGATTAAAGCAGACAGTAGCACAACAATTTACTGGTATATCTAGTTACTCTAGTATGATTAATTTAAAAGGTAAACAAGTATTAACTTCACCTGACAATCTGATAGTAGGTGTAGACGGTAAAACTGCTACTAATCCTAATTTATCTTTAGAAGCAGAGCGGTTAGAGTTTGAAATAGAGCAATTAAGACAAGATAAATTTTTAGAAGTTAGTTCAGGTACTTACAAAACAGTAGACGGTGAAGATGTAGTTAACGCTCCTTTAAAAACTCAAACACTTGATATGAATAATTGGAACAAGCAATACGCTAATATGTTCCAAGAAAAACTAGAGGCTTATGGTGCAGAAAAATTAATAGAGAAAAAAGCTCAAGATAAAATAGAACGAGCTGAACCTATTACTTCTTATATTGATCCATCCACAACGGTAGATGACGCTACTTCTAGTTTCTACGAACCTCACAATTTCTTTGATTTAGAAAAAAATGTTAAAGAAGGTAACTTTGTTGAAGCTAAAAAGATTGCTGCTTTACTAAGTGAAAAAAAATATTTACCTAGGGGACGAGAGCGTTTTGAAACATATCAACCACTAAAAGAAGCTTTGAATCAAATAAAATCACAGACTACTTCAATATCAGAAAAAGAAATAGCTAGGAAAAAAGTTTTGTTATATGGCATAGCTTCTAAAGGGTCTAACTTTTACAACGCTGAAAACATAACAAGAGGTACTATTAACATTGAAGGTACTGAAATAAAAATGGAAGATAAAGAGGCATTACAGGATTTATCCTTAGTGTATCCAATGATCAGCAAAAAAAGACTACAGCAGTTAAGCAGAGAGACAGACCCTGAAGCCAATGATATATTTGAATTATATAATGCTTTGTTCGGTACTGATTTGAAAGAAGGCGATGAAAAAGATGAAGCAATGGTTAGGGTTTTTATTGAACAACAAGCTAAACTTTACGAATAAATATGAAGCTAGATAATTTTGAGTTTAATCCCAAAGAAGATAAAGAGCTTGGAATAAGCGATTATGTGATAGATGCTTTTGCTGCACCTGTTAGAGGTCTAGAAGGTATGGCTCACGGTGTTTACAATTTAGGTGACTTCTTGTCTTTTGATTTATTACCTGACTGGGATGAACAAAGATTTTTTGGTCGCTCACAGACAGTACCAGGAAGTTTAATAGAAGGCTTAACACAGTTTGCTGTTCCTTTTGGAGTTATAGGAAAAGGAATAAGTGCAGCAGGTAAAGCAGCGAGAGCAGGGCAGATAACAGGTGTAACGGGAAAAGCTGCTAAAGCTTTAACAAAAGGTAAAAAGCCAGGAAAGTTTACTGATCTTAATTTAAAAGGATACTTAGGAGCTGAGATGGCTTCTGATTTTGTAGCTTTTGACGGACAAGAAGAAAGATTAGCTAACTTAATTCAACAGTTTCCTGATTTACAGAATCCAATAACTGAGTACCTAGCTGCTGATCCTGACGATAATGAGTTAGTAGGTAGAGCTAAAAATGTTTTAGAAGGTGCTCTTATAGGGTTAGGTGTAGGTGCTGTGGCTAAGTCTGTTATGGCAGGGTTGAATGCTATTAAAACTAAGAATGTAGAGATAGGTAAAGGAGCGAATAGAGAAGACGCTATTACTTCCGCTATGATGAAGTGGGAAGATGAAACTAAGGATTTAAAAGTTTCCGATCTGCCTGACTTTAAGTTTATAGATGATGAGGCAAGATTACTGCGAGAAATAGAGACGGACAAAGTAGCAGTAGCAAATGAAGAACGAGACTTAAAATCAATCTTAGACAAAGAGAAAGCAGGTGAAAGCATAGATGAGTGGCAAAAAGGGCTTAGAGAAGATCGATTAGATAAATTTAAGACAGATTTAAAAAATAACGAAGAAGCTTTAGACAAACTTAAAGCTAGGAAGTCTTTTGAAAAGCAACCTGAATTACAAGAGAAGCTAGAAGAGTTTGATGTAGGTATAGAAGAACTAGATGAAGTTATAGCCACTCGACCTCCTCCTTATCAAACTTATGAAGACGCTGGGATGTTAGATATTATCCCTAGAGGTGCTGAAGACATAATAAGAAGACTAAGGCAACCTAATGTATTAAAAGAGGCTGATCCATCCGATGTAAAAGATATAGAAAAATTTATAGATGTAATAGGTGCTAGGTTATTTGATGATGTAGCTCAACCTATGATTACTAACAAGATTCCATCTGCTGGTAGGTACGAGTTTGGTAGTAATCTGCTCAAGATAAGAGCTGACGTTGTTAAAGAAGGAGGATTGAAAAGAACTATGGTGCATGAGTTGTGGCATAGCCTTAGTAGGTATCTACCTGAAAAAGATTTAACAAAGATTACTAAGGAGTTCCAAAGAGAACGCAATAAATACATTCAAAGTTTTGGGATAGAAATAAAAGATTTAGAAGTTGAATTTGACCCAAGCACTGTAACTAGAAAAGACATACCTAAAGAACTCGATAGATTCTTACGAGGCAAGAGAGGTGATTTTAATAATGCTAATTACAGATATAAAGATATAGACGAGTATTTTGCGGAGGAGATGACTGACGCTTGGTTTAAGAAAGAAGCTACAGGTGAACTTGCACCTAGCGGAAGTCCTAAAAGAATTGCTCAAGAATTTGCTATATTCTTTAAAGATTTATTTGAGTCATTAAAAGCAAAACTAGGCATAGACCAACGACAAAAGATATTTAACGATTTCCTAAAACAGCGTAATGTAAAAGTACAACGACAACGTTCGTTAAGACCTGGTGAGGTTTCTTTTGCTGAGATGCCTGACTTTAAACCTAGCGATGTTGTTGACGATATAATCAAAGATGCAGATGCACCTACTTTTAGAGTTGGAGGCAAGCAATCATTAACTGGAATGGTTAAGACAATGGGTAAGCTGCCTGAAGGTATGTACCCACAAGAGTTAGCTAGTTTAGCTGAACAAGGTGCAGAGAAGCTTCTAAAGGACAGCACTAAGATGGAGAAGATGAGTCAAGAGATGCTAGACGAGGGTGTAGTTAATGAGTTAGCAGATGCTATGGGAGCTAACGGAAAGATGATGAACTCTTTAATACAACAAGCATCTAAAGATAAAAATACTCTGTTTCGTATCACATCTAGGATGAAATCCTTGGAGTCTATGTTAGCAGCTAACGGTAAAGAAATACTAAATGTAGCTGAACAATACAAAAACAAAAAAGGCAAAATAAGTGACGATGAATTAGAAACCATTGAAGCTCGTTTGAAAACTTTAGTAGAACAACAACTACATATACAAGCTAGTCAATCAGGTTTAGCTAGTGGTTTTGGTAGAGGTCTTAAATCTAGGCAGATGGATGTTAAGATTGGAATAGGACCAAACGAAATAGCTAACACTAAGCTAAGACAAGAGTACCTCAATAAAAGAGGAGGAATGACTGTCGATGAAATGGTAGAAGGCATAATGTTAGCTAAGAACGGACAGGGTGATGACTTGTGGAATACTTTGATACAGATGAATAAAGTAATCCGAGGAGCTGAAGGTGGGAAGTTAATGGATATGGTAGAAGAGTATTATAAAAACTCTATCATGTACGGTCCTAGAACACTTACCGTTAATGCTACTGGTGGTGCTATGTCTTCTGCTCTTAAAAACTTTGAGCGTTATGTAGGAGGTTGGTTTAGTTCTTCTCCAGATGTAAAGAGAGCTGTAGTTAATTCTGTATCTCAAGGGATGCACATGAAAGATTTGGCTAGGTTTGTGTTGAATGCTTGGAAGAGTGGAGACCATTATATTGGAGATGCAAGATCGGCTTTTGTTGAGACACCAGGAGGAAGTGTAGGTTCTATTACAGCTAAAAGTGTAGAGCGTCTACGAGGCAAAGATATTGAAAGCGATGCTGTAAAGGGTTTCATTGATTTTATGGGTAATGCCATAAGGATACCCAATAGGTTCAACACTTCTGTCGATCAAATGTATAAGTTCTATGAATATAGGAACAGGGCTGCTGCTAATTTAGGATTAAAAGCGTTTGAACTAGGAATCAGAGACCCTAAGAAAGTTGCTGAGTATGTTGAAGATTCTTTAAGTGCTTTAATAACTCGCTCTAACCGTAACTTTTCTACTGCTCATTTAATTAAAGAGGCAGAACAATTTGTTCAAGGTCCGTTTGCTACACCTGCTGCTAGAGAAAAAGCAATAGCTGATTATGTACAGCAAGCACAAAGTGAAGCTTTAGAAACAGCAAGAAGAAATAAACTTGTAGGAGAGGATTCTAGGGACAATGATTTCATGGCTTTAGAAGAGTTAGCTAGAGATTGGGTTGACCCTAATATTAAATCAGCGGATGAAATAGCTTTTTCAGAACAGTTAGGACCAACAATGCAGAAACTACAAGGTTTTGTAAGTGGTGTACCTTTAGGTTTTATCGTTGCTCCGTTTATTCGTACTCCAACAAACATCTTAAAGTTTTCTTTTAGTCGATTACTTGCTCCAGGAGAAATAGCTTACAACACGGCTAAGTATTTAAAAGGTGGGGAGTATGCTAAGAAAATAGATGCCCTTCAAAACGGTAAAGCACCTGCATTAGAAAAAACTAGGAAATCTTTGTTAGAACAGATTAACGCTGTTAAACCTGACGGTTCACCTGATTTAATTGCAAGAGCGGAAGCAAAAGGTAAACTAGCTACAGGTACATTATTTAATACAGCCCTAGCTTTTACTGTTTATCATTTTAAAGATAAAATTAATGGGGGTGGTCCAAAAGATTTCAGGCAGCGTAAGGTTTGGATGGCAGCTGGTAATATGCCTTACAGTATAAAAGTAGGAGATACTTGGATGAGTTACCAAAGGCTTGACCCTATAGCTACTATTATAGGTGTTTACGCTGATATGGCAGATTTGTTAGAGGACGGTAAAATGCACAGCATTGATTCCACTACCTTTGAAAAAATAAGTTCAGCTTTAACTTTAACTTTAACTAGGAACGCCACTAACAAATCATATCTTGCAGGTATAGATAAGTTCTTTAGTTTAATATTTGATCCTGAGTCTACTAGCGGAGCTAAATATTTAGGTGCGGCAGCAGGTGGTTTTATTCCTAACATACTTAATCAAGGTCAATCTATAACAGGAGATCAAGAGTTAAAAGAAGCAAGAGCTTTTGCCGATGTCATTCTTAAAAGAATACCAGGAGTTACTATGGATTTAAAAAGAAATCCTCTAGGAGAACCTGTCGTACAAGAATACTTTGAAGGTATAGCAGGTGTTCTTAATCCTCTTAATCCTATTATGTGGGGAGGGGAAAAGAACGATGCAGTGTTAACTGAATTAGCTAGAGTTGCTCATGGTTTTTCAGCTCCGAGTACAAAACTAGACGGTTTAATTGATCTTACTAATTTTGACGGAGCGAATGATAGGAGTGCGTACGATAGATGGTTAGACCTTCAATCTAAAATTAAGATAAACAACTTAACTTTAAGACAGTCTTTAACTAAATTAATAAACAATAAAGAATACAGAAGTTTAGACCCACAATCTTTTAGTGGTTTACCTAGTCCCAGAGTTGCTTACTTACAGAGAATTATAGGAAGATATAGAAAAGCTGCTAAAATGCAGATGTTAAAAGAGTTCCCTGAAGTAAGACAAGAACAACAAAAATTAAAAGCAGCTCCGACTAGGCAAGATGTGCTTGAACTTTTACAACAAACAAATTAATAATAGATTACCATGGCTAATACATTCGTAGACTACACAGTTGGAGCAGGTCAAACAGACTTTGCATTTTCTTTTCCTTATCTTGATGACACTCATGTAGTTGTACAGCTAGACGATTCAACAGGTGCTTCTCCAGGAGGTAAGTTTTATACTGTTTCTACGGGAGATTATTCTATTATTACATCTCCCTCTGCTCTTATTAGGTTTTCTTCTGCTCCTGAGACTGGTGCTAGAATAAGAATCAAAAGAGACAGTGCATCTAATACTGCTCTTGTAGACTTTGAGAATGGTAGTGTACTCACTGAAGTAGAACTAGACCGTGCTTACTTACATAACCTATATCTTAACGAAGAGATTGAAGAGGGTAGTGGTAAGAACACAATGACTAAAGACCCTGTTGACGGGAGCTTTGACGCTGACTTAGCCAATATTAAGAATGTAGCTGATCCTACCGCAGCACAAGATGCTGCTACTAAGAACTATGTAGACACTAGAGGTTTACAAGACTTTGACGGAGCGAACACAACTTCAGATGTTAACCTTAACAATAACAAGCTTACTAATGTAACAGACCCTGGTTCTAATCAAGATGCTGCTACTAAGAACTATGTTGATACACAAGATGCTTTACAAGTTACTAAGGCAGGGGATTCCATGTCAGGTGATTTGGCAATGGGTGGTAACGATATTACAGGTGTTAACAGTGTAAGAGATTTAATTGCACCAGCAGCAGGTAGTCACGCTACTAATAAAACTTATGTAGACGCTGGAGATGCTGACCAAGTTAACAAGAGTGGTGATTCGATGACTGGTCCGTTAGCAATGGGCAATAATAAGATCACAGGTCTAGGTACTCCCACAGCAACTACTGATGCCACTAATAAATCTTATGTTGATAGTAATGATATTTTAAAAGTAAACAAAAGCGGAGACACGATGAGTGGGACGCTAAACATGGGTACTAATAAAATATCGAATGTTGTTGATCCTTTAAACGCTCAAGAAGCTGCTACTAAGAAATATGTAGATGATACTATCACTACATCCTTTGCCACAGGAACTCCACCTCCATCTAATCAAATAGGTACAAATACTATTTCTGATTCTGCAATAACTACAGAAAAGATAAATAATAGTTCGATAACCACAGAAAAGATAAACGATGGTGCAATCACGGCTGACAAGCTTGCTGACACTGCTGTTACTCCTGGGTCTTACACTGCTACTAATTTAACAGTAGATGCACAAGGAAGGATTACAGCTGCTGCTAACGGTAGTGCTTCTCCTACAGCTGCGGAGGTTAAAACCTTATATGAGAGCAATGCTGACACTAATGAATTTGATGACGCTGAACAAACTAAGCTTGCAGGTATTGCAGCAAATGCAACAGCTAATGATACAGACTCTAACTTAAAGAACAGGGCTAATCACACAGGTACTCAACTTGCTGCTACTATATCTGATTTAACTTCTTCTATTACCACTGTTGTTGAATCCGATGCTTCAGGAGCTACTAGTGCTGAATATACTCCCACTGTAATATCAAGATCAAATATAGACAGTGATCCTACTATTCTTCAGTGGGGTTATACAAGAGTAGGTCGTATTGTTTATCTTAATATTTATTTAGCTTGGAATGGTACAGGTAACTTAGGTTTAATTTCATCAGATAGTAATGCTAATGTTAAGTTTTCTGTTCCTTTCCTACCTGAAGCAAGGTTTGGAAGTGGTAATTATGGAATAATTTGGAACACAGAATTAAATAGTGTGGCGAAAACAAATGACGATATATTAAGTGATTCTCACTTTAATAAAACTTCTGCCTCGGTTAATGAAGTAGCAGGGACTGGTAGTGTTACTGTTAACTTTTTTAATTCAGACACTAGATATGCTTGGTACGCTAGGGGTACTGTAGCTTATAAATTAGACAGCAGTGTAACTTAAAATAAAAAGAAATAAAATTATGACAGATAACGTAAATTTGTGGTCTTCTTCTATTCAATATAACGTAGGTGACATAGTTTTTGTGGGTGATGTTTCTTATACCGCTACTCAAGCGAGCATTAATGTATGCCCTCCAAACTTAACTTATTGGGTTGAAAACTAAAATCTAATGACTGAACAACTCTCACACTTTCTCGACACTGCTCTTGCTGTTATACTAGGAGTCATTGGTTGGATGATTAAAAAGCTGACTGATCGTTTAGAAAAGGATGAAGAACGATTAACAAAGATTGAAGTGGAACTTGCTACTCAAAGAGAACGAGACACTGCTGTGGAGAATCGTATGAGTGGACTTGAATCCACTGTTAAAGAGATTAACGGTAAACTGGATAGAATGATGGAGATATTAATGAAACGATGAGTAAGATATGTCCAAAAGGAATAGCTTGGGCTAAACGCACATTTGATAAGTATCCATCTGCTTACGCTAACATGGCTGCTTCTAAATACTGCAAAGACCCTAAGTACGGTAAAGGTAAACGGAAGCTTTCAATTAAAAAGAAGAAGTAGTTATGGGTGAGTTAGCTAAATGGAGAGCACAGAATTGGGTGCGTATAGGATCAGATGGTAACATTAAAGGTGCTTGTGGTACTTCTAAGAACAAAAAGAATCCTGATAGATGTCTACCTATGTCAAAAGCTAAGTCCCTATCTAAATCACAACGAGCATCTACAGCTAGAAAGAAGAAAGCAGCAGGGGCAAAAGGTAAACAATTTGTTAGTAATACACCAGCAGCCAGAGTATCTTTAAAAATTAAAAAGAAGTAGTCATATGAAAAAATGTAATTGTAAGCGTAAACTTTCTATAAAGAAAAAGAAGAAGAACTATGGCAAAGCGTAAAGGAGTATCACTATCTTTAGGTAGAGGTGAGAAGTCTCGTAAGGGTGGTCTCACTGCAAAGGGCAGGGCTAAGTATAACAGAGCTACAGGTTCTAATTTAAAAGCCCCTCAACCTGGTGGTGGTCCTAGAAAGGATTCCTTCTGTGCTCGTTTTAGGGGAATGAAAGGTGCAATGGAAAAGAACGGTAGACCCACTAGAAAAGCTTTAGCCCTTAGAAGGTGGAAGTGTTAACAACTTATGAAAACAAGAGAAGAACTAGGTAACTTACACATCCTTTTAACAGATACTTTAAGTAAAGGTATTCAACTGATGAGTGCCACTGAAGAGTATAACCCTGCTTTACTTAACTGTGCCAGACAACATTTAAAAGATAACGATGTAGTTCTTATGAGTGGTAAAGATACTCCACTTAATGATCTACTGGGAGAAGTCCTACCTTTTGAAGACAAACCTGAAGAAAGAGTAGTTACAAAGTAATAACAGTAATAACAACACCGAAGAGAGAGAAAGAGTTGAAGCATGAGTATTGAAAAGCTTAAACAACTCAAGGACTTCCGTAACTTCTTATATGTAGTTTGGAAACACTTGAACCTACCTGATCCTACACCACTACAATACGATATAGCTGACTTCATGCAACACGGTCCTAAACGATCTGTTATCATGGCGTTCCGTGGTGTAGGTAAGTCCTGGATATGTTCAGCTTATGCTGTTCATCAACTCCTACTAGACCCTACTAAGAACATACTTGTTGTATCTGCTTCTAAGAACCGTGCTGATGACTTCTCCACCTTTACCTTGAAAATCATACACGACATTCCTGTTCTTCAAGGACTCATCCCTAAGAACGATCAAAGGTTCTCTAAGATAGCTTTTGATGTAGGACCTGCACCTGCTGCTCACGCACCTTCCGTTAAGTCTCTAGGTATATCCTCTCAGTTAACAGGTAGCCGTGCTGACATCATCATTGCTGACGATATAGAAGTACCTAACAACTCTGCTACTCAAGGCATGAGAGATAAGCTCGATGAACAAGTAAAAGAGTTTGAAGCTATTATAAAGCCCTTAGACACCTCTAGGATTCTCTTTCTAGGCACACCTCAATGCGAGGATTCAATTTATAACAAACTGCGTGAGAGAGGCTATGACGCTCGTATATGGACCTCTGAGTACCCTAGTGAGGATTTAGTACTCAAGAACTACGATAATGATATAGCTCCTTTTATTACTGAACAGATAACAGAAGAGACAGTAGGACACACTACAGAGCCTTTAAGGTTCTCTGATTTAGACCTGGAAGAGCGTAAGCTATCTTATGGGCGTACTGGGTATGCTTTACAGTTCATGCTTAATCCTAGGCTATCGGACGCTGATAGATACCCGTTGAAGATTAACGATCTTATTATAACAGATATTGATAATGACTTAGCTCCTGAGAAGATTATATGGTCCAGTGATCCTGATAACGAAAACAAAGACCTTCCTAATGTAGGACTAGGTGGGGATCGATACCACAGACCTTCTAAGACTATTGGTGATATGGTAGAGTATACAGGGTCTGTCTTGTCTATTGACCCTAGTGGTAGAGGTAAAGATGAAACAGGGTTTGCTGTGGTTAAGATGCTTAACGGTCAACTCTTTGTTCCTGAAGCTGGTGGTCTAAAAGGTGGTTATGATGATCAAACCCTTAAACAACTAGTACACATAGCTAAGACTAACAAAGTTAACAAGATCATTATAGAGTCTAACTTTGGTGATGGTATGTTCATGGAACTTCTTAAACCTTTGTTTATGACTTCCTATCCAGTAACTATAGAAGAAGTTAGACACTCTAAACAAAAGGAACTTAGAATCATTGATGTCCTTGAACCTGTTCTTAATCAACATAAACTTATTATTGATCCTTCTGTTGTTCAACATGACTATAAGAGTGCTCAAGGGTATCCTATAGAACATCAAGCTAAGTATATGTTATTCTATCAACTTAGTCGTATAACAAAAGATAAAGGCTCTCTTAATCACGATGATAGATTAGATGCTCTTTCTATTGCTGTTAACTATTGGGTAGAACAAATGAACCAGGATGTTGATAATAACATTAACTTTAGGAAACAGGAACTACTTGATAAAGAATTAACATCCTTTACTGATTCCTTTCATAAGAGAAGTCTTAAAGGTCCTAAGGCTATGCTTTGGTCGTAGCTATCGCTACTCCTATTATAACAAATCTTACATCTTAGTGATTAATATAGGTGCTTGGGTAGTTAGTGTAAATACATATTTATAAAGTACATACTAAAAGAGGGTCGACCCTGACGAAGACCCTCCCTCCTTTTAAAAGCTGTTATAACTATTCATTGTAGGTCTTTAGACACACCTATCCTTAAAAGCTTTTGTTAATATAAAGGATTTAAAGGACAGGGTCTTCTTATGTGAATGATCAAAGAAGGAGAAGAACGAAGTATCGACTTCTTTAGTTTAAGTCACTATTCTTTCTTTAAGACCTTTTGGTTTTAAAATCACTCCTCTAGGAGTTCCTAATAAAACATTATAATCGCTTTTCAGATTTGTAAAGCCTAAAATTTAACACTATGGACATAGATACTCAGACAGACTTGTTAACCAACGACTTATGTAATTTAATAAATCGCTATAAAGGGGAGTTTGAATTGAACGACCAAACAATCATAGGTGTCTTGGAGTTCATTAAATATGACCTTTTAGCTACCAGTATCATAGAGTTTGATGCAGACTTTGATGAAGAGGAAAAGGACGAAGAATCGTGACGGTCAGTTTGCAGACATTAGATTTTTAATTTTAGTTGAAAAAATTTGAGGGGGTTACGCTATATACGCTGACGTAAAATACCCCTGTGCGGGCGTGCGTTTTTCTACTGGGGTGGGGTATATTGTAGAATATTGTTAAAATGTATTTTCATAAATCCCTGGTAATCAATGCACTTATGAAATTAGATCGCACAATCTACATTATGTCCAATTACTGATAGTCAATGACTTACGTAATGTTACACGAGTAAAGCAACTATAGCTCTTTTGTTATAGTTTTACACGAGTAAAGCAAATCACATCAAACAAGCTTAATGATAATTGATTATCACTTGTAAATTTGAATTTCTTTCTTCGTTTATTTTTATGACATCATTCAATCAATTCATCATGACATCATGACATCTTGACGTCACATTTTCCTTTTAACTTTCTTTTTGCTAAAATCTATT